AGAGATAGTCTTTGGAACCGATGCAGCTTTCACGTTATCGATCATGAATGCGGAATGATTGAGGATGCCGATAGAAGATTGGATTGCAATCTAACCGCTCAAGCCAATTATATAGCTACTTCCCCAGGTCTTCGCTCACATTATCTTCGTTCACACGGTTGTCCTACCTACGTAATAAGCCAATGAAATATCTAATCCTACCATTCCTACTTCTTGTTGGTTGTGTTGCCAACGTTGGTAATTCTGAAAATGTTGAAGCAGCAGAAGAGAACCTTCTAACCGCTCAACAGATTTTGGATTATTGTAATGCAGCCTGTGAGTTGCCAATGTTGGCTTGTTCAAGCTTTGATCACGACAATTGTATTGATAGATGCCTTAATATTAGTCCAACGTCAGATTATACCCGTCGTGATATGGAAATCTTTGATGCTTGCATTCAATGTTATATCCGTATTATCTGCACACCGGACAGCTATCCTGACTGTTATCCACATTGTTTGTCAACGGTTCTTGGTCCTCGTTCAACGTGTCCCAATACCGATCCTGGGACTTGATTAATAGTTTAAATCCTTGTTATATTAGTGTTATATTGATATTAAGGAGAGACAGACAATGACATATCAAGAGCTACAAGAGCAAAACGAGCGGCTTCTAAAGAACAATGCAGACTACGGAGCAGAGAACAGGCATCTACGTTGTGTGATGCTTGAAGCCGCAAGACATCTTGATGCTAATCAGCATCCACATTTGGTTCGTTATCTTTATTCTGTATCTACTCATTGGGTGGGACCAGAAAAGAACCCGTATCCTCAGAACGATGCTGCTTTGACGCAGCAGTTTGAGAAGTATATCAACACACCGGAAAAGCCATGAAGAATATTTCTTTTATCACACTTTTGTTTCTGTCTGGTTGCAATGGATATAGCCAGCAGCAGCTTCAATGCACGGATATATGTAGCCAATTGGAACACACCTGTCGTCCTACAAACGTTGGAACATTTGAATACGGTCTTTGTTATGAATATTGTATGGGGCTTCCTACACAACAAAAAGTAGATAGCTATCAGAGTTGTAGTGAATGTTATATGGCTATTGAATGCAACAATGATCTGTATGCTTCAATGTGTTATCCTGCTTGTGAGATTTGATTATGAAGCTATTACAAACTGCCGGGGGCGGAACTAAAAAAATCTACGATGTTGGGGATCAAGTAACTTATAGGAATATCTGGGCACCTCGAGGTTTTATCGCTCAAGGAACAGATAAGCAATCAGGAGGAAATCTAATAGTTTCTGATTTCCTTGAAGATGGATCCTCATACATTGTTAAGGAAGTAATCCCAGCTAACGTCCATAAGATGCATGACCTATATCGTTATGTGATTGCCGTAATGAGAAACAATCAAGAACTGGACCTGATCTTGTCAGAGATTTATTTGCGATAAAGATATGGAAGATACAGAAACGGTAGAATTGAACATTGGTGCTCTTGTTCGTTTTTTCTCTAATAGAGCTTTGTTTTGGGAAGAACAAGACGAGTTTGGTCCAGATTTTGGTAAGCAATATTATGCGAATGAGATTTATCACGAAAAAGAAAATCCGCTCGCAATGATTTTGGGAGCGGACTTCACAGGGGTTTATGTTAGAGTGCTATGGGGAGAGAAGAAGGGTTGGGTTATGAGTTCCGACCTTCAAGGGTTGGCTTGATCACGCTGTGCCGAGAGCGCCGAGAGAACCACCAACACCTCTTTCACGTCTTGCACCGACTGCGCCTCCATAACTTTCTCGACGAGCGGAACCTGCTGCGGCTGGGATCCCAGTTTTTGGAGAAGGAACAGATACGGTTGTTCTTGCAAGTTCAGAACCTTCGACCGCTTGAGTTAGCTTTTTAGAAGCATCAGATATAGCGATTTGAAGTTGTTGCAACATTCCACGTGCTGTTTTAAATGCGCTTTGAAGCTTTGGCAATACGTCTGGAAGAGCATTTTGTTTTTCTCCATTCTCTACAACGTCTTTAAAATCGCCATATAGATCAATAAGAGAGGTAACATATTGATCAATAGCACCATCAAGAGCATCAATATTTCCGATGTTCATCCCTTTAAGGGATTTTGCTTTTGCTTCTACGGCTTTAAGTCCGTTATCTAAAGCTTTCATTTCTGGAACTTCAGAAGCGATATCTTCTGTGGATGCTCCACCATAACCTTTATATCCAGGTATAGCCGATCTTGCAACTGATTTACCAATTGCAGACAAGCCTTGACCTAATTTCTTAAAGAATTGTTCATTAAGAACTTCGGAGTTATAACGTGCAAGCTTTTTTTCTAAAAGCTTTACTTTAACGGCTTCGTTAAGCATTACGGCTTCGGTTAAAACTTTTTGTTGTTGTTTATTCATGTGGTCCTCTATAATGTTAGCAAGTTTAAATATCAAACATAAAAACAAAAGTTTACAACTTAATTCAAATTTGTTAAGATCGTATATATGATAAATAGTAAATGTGGAAGTCTTCGTCTTTATACTGGACCTATGTATTCGGGCAAAACTACGTCTCTTCTTGGAGAGTTGACGATAGCTTTGGATAACAATAGACGCCCGTTAGTTATTAAGCCATTGATAGACAATCGTTATTCAGATGATGATATCGTTTCCCATGATGGAGTATCAGTTAATCGTGTAACCGGTGTTAAAGTTCTACGCCTTCCTGTCAATGACATTCCAGATTTAGATCAGATTGAAGGTATTGATGCGCTTTTTATTGACGAGGCACAATTCTTTCCAAATATCGGTAACGCTATAGACGCTTACCTTGAAATGGGTATTGATGTTGTGGCGGTGGGATTGGATATGGATAGTAATGGCAAGCCGTTTGGTTCTATGCCAGTTCTTCTTGCCAAGGCTAATCGTGTTGTAAAGTTAAGTGCCAATTGCTCTGTTTGCGGCGATACAGCTACCAGAACCTATCGTAAGCCTGGAGTGGCAAAGGATCAAGTTCTTATAGGTGGTGCTGAGACATATGAGCCTCGGTGTTTAGAACATTGGTCGCCAAGAAATATATCGATAGCTCCAGCAGCATGATAAAAGCCCTGTAAATCAGGGCTTTTTTATTACTTGAAAATCTTCAAATCGCTTGTTACTATGTATATATGCGAATGAAGAACGTTTACTCCATGCTCGGCTCGGTTGGACTTCTTAACCTTCTTGGAACAGAAGAGGTCTGTCAGGCTCTTGATCTCTGGTATTCTGGTATCCTATCGCATGACGAAACGCTGGATCGTCTTGGTGGTCATTCCTCATATATGCTAAACCATCAGGATTATCGCATGGTTCTCAGCTATCTCCATCACACCCTTTGCCGCTGAAAGAAATATGGAAAAGCGAAACTCGTATAAGAAGGCGATCATCGGTCCCGGCGGTCTTAACTGTTCCTGCTGCCGTTGCGGTTCTAAGGGCTACGCAAAGCGTCTAAACAGCCGTGGCAAGCGGCGGATTGCAAAGGTCGCTCTTCACAATGAGGTCGTTGGCTGATATGAAGATCGGTGATAAGGTTTATGTAGCATGGATCGGTCCCGATATGGAAGGCGTATGGGAATATACGTTAGAAGCCCTCGGTGTCCATCGTGCAATCCTGCGTGGTAAGGACGAAGGCTATGGTGAATATAAGATCCGTGGGCGTCTTTCGTCCGCTCCCCTTAATCAAGTGTTTGCTACTGAGAAGGAAGCTCAAAATTATTTGAGCAGCTTCCAGCCCCAGATTGGCGACTATGCTGCGGTTCTTGTCTATGGAGATATGACTAAGGGATTGGTGGTTAAGTCCACTCCAAAGATGGTAGAGCTCCTACTGAGCAACGAAGATGATATCGCAAGAAATAATGGAAAGATGAAGAGTAGACATTATAAGCATAGCGTAATCACTCTTATCCGAAACGGTCGTCAGTAAGCTAACCATAAGAACAAATGAGAAAGCCCCGGTTTTGCCGGGGCTTTTTTCATTTCTTTTCAAACAACTTAATAATCAAGTCATTATATCCTTTAACGTTACGAGGATGCTCTGGTAAGAACTTGGATATTATTTCACGTGAGTTTTTAAGATATTCTTCACGATATCCTGGCACACGATCAAACACTCTTATTACTTCATGTAAGTGCTTAACCGCCATTTCATCATCAAACCGTGGATAATACCATCCTAATTCTGGAACCATAGCCGCATTGTGAATAACAGGGAAACCTAACCAAGCGGCATCAAAATAAAGATAATTCAAGTCGCAATCCTGTTGGTGAGAAAGAACAATGTCGGTGTGCTTTTGAAGTGCCCAGGTAATAGGATAGCGGGCTTCAAAGAACATTTTCTTTGCCTTGTTAACATGAAGGTCTAATGCAAATTTAAGAAATGACTTCTTATCTTTAATATGAGCGGTTCCAAACATACTAAACTTTTTAACTTCATTAGGATATTTCTCATGGAACTTTTCAGCGATAATCATTGGGAAGATAGCGGTCTTATTCATACCAATGTTTGGTTCAAACGTAGATACTCTCTTCTGTGGCTCGCCGCTTGGTTGATATACTTCCGGATATCCCTTGAGCTTCAACTCTTCAACGTGATGCATCAAGAAACGAGGCGACCATATATAAGGTCCAATCTCTGCCGGGGCATCATACAATACCTCAAACAATGCTTTGTTGTTCTCATATAGATGCGGAGATATCCAGCTTGCATCCATTCCCTTTACCTTGCGAATAATGCTTGCATGATCCGTCTTGAATAATACGTTCTCCATGAAACCATAATATTCGTTACCCATTACGTGATTGATTACCTTTGCACCCTTTTCTCGGGCTGCACTAATCTCTCCATCACCCATGAATATACAAACGTTAATAAACAAATCAATCTTCTCCAACGCCTCCTTAAAGTCATTAATTATCCACTTCTCATATTCATTCCAAGGGGATTTAGAAACGTCTTTCTGTGTTCCAAAGTTCATGTAGTAACATTCGTTAACCATATCTGCCTTTATTAAACAATCTCTCAGAATTATAGCGTTCTGCTTAATGCCGTTCGTAAAGAAACTCTCCGTTGGATCCGTAATGTTAACCGTAATAGCAACGTTTATCTTCTTGTCCATATAACTTCTCCTGGCTCCATATAAATATTTCCATAATCAGCAACCCCCCTTAATTAAAGGAAATTAATCCCTTTAAAAAGCTTCCCCCATCTGCTATTCTATATAAAGTTAAACGGTTCGGAACAAAGAAAGAAAACGAATGCAACTCAATCTCGGACAGCCCAAGGTTAACAATAAGACCAACATTCTCGATATCGAGGTGCCTACCCAACTTGAAGAGAATGTCGTTTCGGGCTTCGCTCACGTTGACGCTCTATTCGCTGGCGACGGTATCACCCCGTCAACCGCTGCACTCGTGACCGGAATTCCCGGTGCCGGTAAGACCACTCTCATGCTACAGCTTGCAGATGCCGTTACCGGCGCTGGACATATCGCTATCTATAATACCGGCGAGGAATCGCTCTATCAGGTTCGTAAGGTCGTGCGCCGTCTCGGTCTGGAGAATGGCTTTATTCCTTCCTATGAGTCCTCTGCTCAGGCTATCGTCAAGAAGGCACGGGCAGTCCAGACGGCTAATCCCGGCAAGCAGGTTTTCCTCTTCGTTGACTCCCTGCAATGCGTTGAAGTGGATCGGGAGAAGGGTCAGCGTGGTCGTGGTCCCTCTCAGGGTTCTAAGGAAGTGAATGCTTCTGCTATCCTTACCGCATGGGCTAAGGAGACGTTTGGTGTTCTTATGATCATCGGCATGGTTACGAAGTCGGGAGAGTTTGCCGGTAAGCAAGCAATCCGGCATATCGTTGACGCCCATCTTCACCTTGCCGTGGATACGGATCGTAAGAGCGATACCTACGGGCAGCGAGTTGCAACGATGGAAAAGAACAGGTTCGGGCAGTCGGGTCTGGGCTACGTTTACGAGATCAATAGCAGCGGCGTTCGATTTGAAGTGTGATATTTAAGGCATTTCTTAACGTTTTTTTCTTACATCAAGAAGATTAGAAAAAAATATAATCTTTGAACTAAGATAAAACCTCCCCTCCAACATATTTATCCTCCGGAAGCTATATGCCTCCGGAGGATTTATGCTTTTTGAATATAATGGACATTCACTAAATGGTGGAATATATCAAATCAAAAATTTGATAAGCGGTGTTATATATGTTGGCTCTGCAAAGGAATTTAAAGAACGCTGGAATGGACATAGGCGGTCCTTAGCTAAGGTAAAGCATACTACAAAGTATTTGCAAAATAGCTATAACAAACACTATGTTGAAGATGGAAATGATATCGTCTTTATGTTTAGTGTTCTTGAAGTGATGGATAAGTCTACAAAAGAAGAAAGACTTATCAGAGAAGAATGGTGGATCCAAAAGCTCCTTAATGAAGGATTAGAATTGTATAATTCTAACAAGACACCAACAAAAGAACCAAAGAGAATATATTATAAACCTTCCGAAGAAACGAGAAAGCTTATCGGAGAAAAAGCTAAAGCAATGTGGGAGACGCCAGAGATTGCGGAAAAGCTTTTAGAAACCAGGCGCACGGAAGTTTTCAAACAACTGCACAAGGAAAGAATGACTATCGCATGGCAAGAAGAAAGGGAGCAAAGACTGGCGGCACAAAATACTCCGGAGTGTAAAAAGCTTAAATCTGATAGCTCAAAAGCTCAATGGTCTGATCCAGATAAACGGCAACGTATTATGGAAAGTCGCAATAATCATGAGTGCAGACTTAAGTTTTTGATTACGAAAGTTGGAAAAGAAAAAGCAGCTAAAATATCGGATCCAGCATGGCTAAAACAGTCAGTTGCAGATTTAGGAAAGAAAGGAACGGCGAAGCTTTTGGGCGTGGATAGAGGCACAATTTATCGCTGGTATAGAATACTATTTCTCGGAAAGTAGCTTACATATGAACCAAACACATAAAGACCTTCTTAAAGTATTCCTCTGGAGACTTATCTCTATACCTGTCTCCATTCTTGTAGCTTGGCTCTATACAGGCAATGCTAACGTCTCTATCTCGCTTACCATCATCCTTACCATTGTCCTTACCATCCTCCAGTTCTTCTACGAAAAACTCTGGCGCTATATAACTTCAAAACATATTTAAAAAATATGAAACTCTCAAACCTACTGCATCACCTTAATGAAAATTTAAAAGAACAGGGCGGGCTATATGAAGATATAGATGAAATAGCCCAATACCCAGAAGGCTTCAATATTGACGACCTTAAGGCTAAATCCTCCTTCGCCGGTAAAGCTCGCTATCTACGCTCACACGGTCTTGATAAACTCGGAGCAGGTTCCTCCCGTGCTGTATTCGGCGCTGATAATGATACCGTCATCAAAGTAGCAAAAAATAAAAAAGGGCTCGCTCAAAATAAAGTAGAAGCTGAACTATCCGCTAATGTAGATACAGACGCTCCTATAGCTATAGTCAAAGATAGTGACCCAGATAATATATGGATCGAAGCTGAAAGAGCTCGTAAAGCTAAACCAACAGATTTTAAAAATATCCTTGGCTTCCCTATGGAAACTATTATGAAAGTCATAAGAGAAAGAGCAGATGATAACACCGGTAAACACCGTGGAAATAATCCTTATTGGTATCTTTCAGATAGAAACTTATACGAACAAATAGCAGATACAGATTTCATCGCTAACGTAGTCGATATAGTAGTCGATCATAATCTCTCTATGGGTGATATCACTCGCATCTCCTCTTGGGGAGTTGTTAATCGTAATGGCGCACCACAACTCGTCCTCGTAGACTATGGTTTAGATGATCAAGTCCTAAAACAATACTATAGAAGACGGTGATCATATGTCAGCTAAAACACTATTGCCTAAGTCTAAACTCTATAAAGGTTTCAACATCATTAGCTCCATAGATTACAATCTATTAGATGCCGCTGAAAACTTCTTCAATGAAATGTATTGAAAACCCTTTGTTTTTACAAACGCCACACCACCAAAACCTTCATTTTCCCAAGCAATTTGCACTCATTTCAAATATCCCTTATTTATTGACTATTACATTAATGCCCCATAATCGCAATGTTTGAATGGGTAGCAGTATAAAACTACGTAAAAATAAAGATAAAAGGGACAAAACCCCCATCAACATAGCCTTCTATCTATATCACCCACTTTATACCCCCCTCTTTACCCCCCTCCCATTAAAGGCGGGGTGGGGGGGTAGCTATACCCTCCCTACAAGATGTGTAGGGGTCTGCTTGTGCGGGACGAGGCCATACCCACGCACTAAATTTTTTTCTGAATTTTTGAGAATTGACTTTTCCGGGTAGGGGGGTGGTCTTAATTTTTTTTGGAAATTTTTGGTGTAAATTTTTTTGTAAATTTTGGGGGTATATTTAAGTTGGTATGAAACTAACCAAACTAATAAACTTTCTATTTGAAGAAGAAGAACGTCCTATGGTATTAACATGAAAAACAATCTAAAAACATTAATGGAATATTTGTTGGAAGTGGAAACTGCAAAAAGCCGCCATTTATTTGAAAATGGGGTATCGGGAGCCGAGGGAGAGAAATGAGACTTGAGAGATTATTGGGATATTTGCTGGAGAACATAGAGGAGGCGATGGAGATAGAGCCGCCTTCTGGATATGTTATAGAGATTAGCGGGGATCAGCGTCTTATCTTTATTAAGATGATGAAGTCAGATGGAAACCTCAGAAGCTTAAAAGGTTATATTAAGATAGCCCGAGGTATAACTGTCCCTGATGGATTAGTTTGGGAAGTATCTAATGTAGAAGCTGATCATGGATATGGTCCCTTGTTATATGATATTGCGATGGAGATGGTATATTTGTTAGGCGGCGCAGGATTAATGCCGGATCGGACGAGTGTTAGTGGCGATGCAAAGACAGTTTGGCGCAAGTATTATGAACGTGGCGATATATATAAGGCGGCTTTACCGAAAGATATGTTTGAAACCGAGAGAATGAGCGAACGTCCTGAGTATATGAGATATTACTATTACAAGGCGAATACGGATCATATGAGTAGATTGAATAGCCTTGGACTACTTAAATCTAACGATTTTGATTTAGAGGACGTATGAAGCTAAAGAACTTAATAAACTATCTTTTAGAAGAAGCTGCACGAGGCGGCGAGTATTGGTATCACACTACATCTCCGGAGAATGCGAAGCTTATATTGCAGGGAGGATTGCGTATAAATCCAAGTGGTAAGGGTAAGAGCCGTGCGTCATTAGATTGGATGCCGGAAGCCTATGGCGGTATAACGCCGATCTTTTTATCTCGTAAACCTGGAAGATATCATAATGGCGTTGTGCTGAAGGTAGACGTTAGTGGATTGGGTCTTGTAGCGGACATACCTGGATTAGTAGATTTTGGTGGGCGCTTAACTGAGGACAGTATATATTGGGACGAAGAAGAGACACCGGAAAATCTTTGGGATTTGATGGATCCTGATACTGAGGAAAGTGTTAATGGTGAGTTATCGTTTGAATGGTTAAGAGAGCCTAACAATGATATATCCAGAGCTGCAATAGCTATAACGGATACGGCTGCTGTCATACAGAACATAGGTCCGGAACGTATAGAAGCGATGGATATGATTGCGGAGAACATGGATGAAGCGGCATTACGTGGATTTTCTTTGGATATATTGAAGAAGGAAACGAAGCGGCTAAAAGAACAAGGTGGATATATAGAAGACATATCATATGGATTATCTCAACTTGCCGAGAAGTATGATTTGCCATATATGGGAAGAGGAAGTTCCCGAGTTGTATATGCTTTGTCTACTGGTAAGGTATTAAAGATATCCAGGGATGAAAAAGGTATTGCCCAGACGGAGGCAGAGGTATCTGTATGGAGCAATCCTTCTACGAAAGAAGTAGCGGCACAGGTATTTGATTTTGATCCGGACTATAACTGGTCTGTCATGGAGATAGCAAGAACGTTTGAGGTTCCATATAATGACTATAATGGATCTCTTGAACATGAACTTGGAATACCGACTGCATATGGAGTAGTCTTTGAAATCCGAGACATTGCCGACGCACTTTTATCTGACCGTTCTGATGGTTTTTTACCAGAACAGATTACAGATAAGTTACTTGAATTACCACGTGGACAAGAAATTGTATTGCGGAAGAGACTTGATAAGTATTTAGAGAACCCGCATCCATTTGTTAATAAGATAGTTGATTTAATTGATAATAATGATTTAAATACAGGCGATGTAGTTTCTGATCACTTTGGCAAGACCGCTGATGGGCGTATTGTTTTGATAGATTACGGCTTATCAGAAGAAGTGGCGGAACAATATTATGAATGATATTATGTGAACATAGATCTAATGATATTTTATGTAACGGTTGGTTGCAGTTTATTTGGTTGGTGGTTTTTCTGGATTACAGATGAACAAAGATGATGTATTATAATGTAGAGGCAAAGGTAAGAATATGAATAAGGGAACCATAGTTCAAATAGTATTGTTTTCAGTTTTATTAGTAGGTGCGGTTGTAGGTGTAATATATGGAGCTATCAATCACACAGAACCTGGAATGATGAATGTATGTTGGAGTAGAGGCGGTATAGCCGACTATTCTTGTTCAGAGGGTGGGGAAGCCATTAGATGGAACCACAAACCATTAACTGTAGGAACTGACGGGGAAGAAGCCGCCGTTCGTTCTGCGATTAGTTTGATTAACGGTCAAGTTGGTTGTGAGGTATTGGTAGCGCCGGAAGCTGGTGGAGTTGATATTAATATACGGACTGCGGAAGCCCTTGGAAGCGGCAATGAGCGTGGCGGATCTGCGAGCCACATAAGAGACATTAACGGCAACATGAGGGCTACGATTGAGTTATATGCGCCTGGAGAGCTATTGGTAAGAGTATTGGTTCATGAGTTAGGTCATGCACTTGGATTGGCACATGACGAATATAGAGCATCGATAATGTATCCTACGCAAGAAGGGATGACATCATTGGAAGTAGTTCAATTCAGCGAGAGTGATCGTGCATTGTTGCGTGATATGTATTGTCGCTGATATTTAAGTTCATGGCATATCCATTAAAAAGACATACAAAAGTAAGTTATAACGCATCTGGTTTCGTTTCTTATCAGGAAATAGAAATGGAAAAGATGTATTATATGCCAAATATTATTGACGAACCGAATAACTATTGGACTATTAATGGTTTAAATAAGCTTACCGGTGAAGTTGCATTTGCGCTAACTGAATGCCCAATAAGAACCGGATATAGAGTTTTAATAACTGAGCTTATTAATAGTGATGTTAGCACATATCACATTCACGTTTTAAATACGAGCAATGAGTTGATATTAGATCAATCAGTTTTATCTTCTGAGTATGGTTTAAGTTCAATGCGTTTTATTAGCTCTGCTTATATTATGCCGATTACTGTTCCTGTTAAGCCTACAGGATTAGTAGCTACGGTATTGAATAAGAACAGTATATCATTAACATGGACAGACAATTCAGATAACGAAGCATCATTTGTAATTCAGAGAAGTTTAAATGGAACTATTTGGATAGAAGTTGGAACTGTTAATGAAAACATAACAAGCTATATTGATAATGGTTTAAGTCCTTCTACTTCATATCAATATAGAATTGTTGCAAGAAATGCATTTGGAAATTCTTTACCATCACCCAAGAAGACCGCAACGACATTACCAGAAGTTCCTGTAGCCCCAAGTGACTTAATAGTAGAAGTTATGTCACAGTCTGTGATGCAACTATCATGGACAGATAACGCTAACAATGAAGATGGATATGTAGTTCAAATAAGCTTAAACGGTTCAACGTGGGCAAATATTGCAACTATATCAACGCCAAACGTAAACAGCTATATTAGCACCGGATTAACTTCTGGGACCAAATATTTTTACAAAGTTTATGCATATAATACCGGGGGCAATTCTGAATACATAATAGAAAGTGCCACTACATTACCAAGTATACCAGTAGCACCAAGCGGATTAAGTGCTACGGTTTCTGGTTTGAATATAACTTTGAACTGGCTAGACAATGCCAATAATGAGGATGGATATAAGCTTGAACGTTCTTTGTATGGAAGCAAAACATTTGAGGAAATAGGAATGCTCTCCTCAAATGTTACAACATACGAAGATATCGATTTGCCATCTGGAACAGAATATGAATATCGTGTCAGAGCATATAACATAGCAGGCAATTCTGAATATTCGAATACCATTCAAGTAACGACAATGAATGCTCCAGATGCACCATTGGAATTTGTTGGATTTGCAGATAATCAAAATGGATATATTGAATTTATGTGGTCTGATGTAGCTGATGAAACAGGCTATATTATGGAGAGAAGTGATAATAATGGATCTACATGGACACAGTTGTCAGCTATAGCTACCAATGAGAACACGTATAAAGATTATACCGCAGCTCCAGGTGTTTCATATTGTTATCGGATTTATGCATATAATGAAGTTGGTTCCGGAGGCTACTCAGACATTCTCGTGCTAAACTTGGCTGGCGCACCAACAGCTCCAAACAACCTAACCGCTACATCAGCAGGTTCAACTCAAATTAATTTAACATGGACTGATAACTCCAATGACGAAGTTGGATTTAAGTTGCAAATAAGTCTTGATCAATCAACTTGGAATACGATATATACAGCACAAGCAGGAGAAACAAGTTATTCAAATACGGGACTAAACAGCACAACAACATATTATTACCGAGTATTTGCTTACAACGATATAGGCAACTCAGATTATAGCAATATTGGAAATGCAAAAACGTTCTTAAGTGCTCCAATTAATTTGACTGCCACAGTTCCAACCGGTTTATATGTGGAATTAAATTGGACAAATACTGACGCATCAACTGTTGGATATGAAATAGAAAGAAAAGAAGGTAGTTCTAAAACCTGGATCCAAATTGCGACTAGAACAGTTAACAAAACTACATATGACGATGAAAATGTAATTAGCGGTGTAAATTATGATTATAGAGTTCGGTCATATAATGGAGACGGCAATTCTGATTACTCTGACGTAGCTACACAACTGTTACAATAAAGCTTATATTTTATAGATCTATAAAGCGAGGGTGTGATATGCTATCTGGCAAAATGGTATCTGGAGTTGAGAGAGTATTTAGACCTGTCCGTATACACGGATATGTTGGCAATCAATTACATCAAGAAGTTCATATGCATTACATTCATTTCTTAAATGAAGATGGAACTGTTCGTAAGAGTAAGCTTGATAGAATGGTTGAAGGTAAGCTTTGGATGGAAAGCACGGGACAAAGATCATTGTATGGGGAATGTGATTATACGTTTCCAGATGGAACAGTAAAGCGCCTGATCCTTTTAGGAACAGACGCTCGTGGAAACCCGATGATACCTGGAGTTATGTGATTAGAACAAGTCTTTTAATTTAAGAATTGTATGAACTCTTGGTTTAAGGATATTAGCTTTATTAGTTCTGCTGGTTAGATTTGGCAATGGAGAATAAGTTGTTTCTTCATGAGTATGTCCAGACAGAACCAATAGTTTTTTATCTGGCATATTCCTCATTAGGAAGAACAGAGCATCTCCCAAGATTTTAGAAGAGAAATGAGATAAGAAGTTGGTTGTCATTGGTAGACCGAAGTGTGTGCAATTTTCTTTAAAAGGCGGCACATGAACTGCGAGTATAACGTTATCTACTTGCTCAAAAGCCGACTTAACTTTTTCTATAATAATTGTAGTAGCAGCTTCGCTCATACCTTTGAGACGAATAAATCTTTGTTCTGGAGTAACAAGTCCTTTAAGATTATCAATAAGTGTATAATCTTGGAACATAAAGGTGCGGTCTATGAGATTTGAATATTCTTCCGAATATCCACCATCCCACCAGTTTTGATGCCCAACTATAGCAACGTCATCTGCAATCATATATGGAGGCATTATGGTTAATGGATATAAGTTATCTACGCTTATTGATAATAGTTTATCATGTTCTGTAGACAATTCTGAATGATATATATCATGGTTTCCTAAAATGAAAAAAACTGGCATAGGAGCCAGTTTTTTTGCTACTTTATATACATAATGTTGCCAGGAAGTTGCTTGCGCTATATCTCCTGTAATCAGGAGGGTATCATATTCTTCGGCACTTTGTAGAAATTTCTTAAATTGTTTATCATTAGCAAGTTCAAAGTGTGTATCTGTAGCCCAAGCAATATTTTTGAACTTTTTCATGCATGTAATTATTCGTTACCTGGGATAATAAGTTGAGGAGTTGAAGAACGTTCTAAAGTTGCAGAAACTGGGACGTTCTTTCTATTCTCTCCAATAGCCTTGGCTATAGATTTCATAACTTTATTATCTTCAAGTTCTAAAGATAGAAGATAGATTAGATAAAGCATTTGACGTTGGGAGACGCCAAACTTACGTATTTCCATTACGATCTCTCTACAATCTTTACGTTTATTGACTGGGAGTTCAAGTTCAATATTTGGTTGTATGTATTCTTCACCATCTTGGGCTTCTTCTGTAAGGAGGCTATCCCAAGCTCCATCTTTATTTTCTTCGGTCATATAAGTCCTTCTTCACGTTCAAATGGTTTAACGTCATATATGGTTTCTCCAAGAATGACGATATATTTTCCTATAATGGTAGAACCTTCACGTTCTTGTGAAAGCGTAAATCCTCTGCCCCACAGACCATTTTGAATAATGAATTGAGCTTCTTGCCAATAAGGCAGGGCACAATCATTTTGTTCTAATATGGATGCTAATCTTGGTGGGAGAGAGGATTTGATATCATCTATAGTAAGGAGAGCGTTCATGTTCTCTTTTTTAAGAACGGTGCTTCTTCCTATTTCTGTTACTTTATGAATGACGCCACAATTGTTACATTGAGCATATGAGGGGATGATCAAACCATTAGCTGTGTCAATTTCTGAGAATACAAGAAATTTATGAAACACAATTGGGTTTGAGTTTTTAAATTGAGGCAATATGCATTTGCACTCAATCAGGTATTTTACATAATCTTTGGTCATAAGAAGAATTGGATTATATAAAAAGCCAAAGAAGAAATGGTAGTAGTAGCACCAACATATTTAGCGGCACGTTTCCATTTCTCTTGTCTTTGTTTTTTAGCCTGATATTGTTCGAGTTCGGTCAGGCTACTGTCCGAGCTCTCTTGGATTTTCCCGGCGTTCTGCTTGTTGCCGTAGGTAGCCCAACATCCAAAGGGTTTTCTTGGTCTGTTAACTCCGTTAGGTCTTTATCGAGCTTTCCCATATAGCGATCAATTGAAGTCATGAAACCATTCTCAATGGCAGTCCGGACAATATCAAGAACAACGGTAAGCTGATCTCTATCAATCTCTGGATGCTTCTTGCGAATAGTAAGAACGGTAAAATCTACGGTTGATTCCTTAATTTCATTAAGAAGTCCGTGGATATTTTTTTCAATAGCGGTTTCTAAACGTTTACGATCCATATTATCTCCTCAAATTGTCTCTTTAACCCTTATCTTTCGTTTTGTATGTCTATCTGCGATACAGTTCGCAGCATATGATTCGGGTTTTAAGACGCAATCATAACCAGAGGATATAACATAACCTTTAAGTTGTTCGGAAAATGAGGAAGTGAATTCTTTTTTGGCGGGCAAGCTGGCATCTACGTGACAGATTGGTTTAATACCTGTTTGTTCGGTAATCATGTTGGCAACTTCTATAGTTCTTCCCACTTCGTCAAACATTCTCATTTTTTGATTTGAGCCGCCGAAATGTAGACGTTTAACATATTCTGATTTGTAATAATATGTGCCGCCCTTGCCACGTTCCCATAGAGCTATTACGGTAATATAGAAGAGATATTTGCCACGATATTGACTATCGGTGCCTACGGCAATTTCACAATCTTTGTTAAAACGTAAACGTCTTAAGTGTTCAAGAACTTGAGAAGTATCAAAACGACTTTTGGCACCTGGAGATTTCCAGAGTGAACTGTAGGTGTTGTTGATATCTACCTCTTCTTCAAGATCATAGTTTGTTTCTATAGCCAATGTAGACATCATATCACCTTTCTTCGTTCTCATCATCATCACCTGGGCGCACATCAATTTTTGACCAAGTATTTGGCTTATTTTTAGATTTCACAAAGAAATTTGATTTAACATGACCGCATAGATAATCCCTACACATATTAGGTCTTTCTTGATAAATATTGCACATACCATTCATATTGTTGAGGAACTTACAAGCAAAGTGTGGACCTTCTACTTGCATTCTCATAATTGGATATGTTTCTTTTCTTTCGAAGATATCATGCCCATTAAAAAAGTTACGTCCAATCAATACGCCTTCTTCATAGTCAATAACAATATCTTGTCGTGTTACTGCAATACCACGCTTTTTAAACCATTCTACTATCTTCTTAATCCACTTGTCATCTAATGGTCCAAGGACGTGTTCAAGTCCAAGTGGACTAAGACGACAACACATGGATTTTGTCCCTGGAATTCCACAACAGTTTCCAAGACAGGTTTCCATGGCTTTTTTATCTGTCCAATGTTCTCTTTCTGAATTTGGTTTAGGAGGATGCATATCCATATGATTAAGGTAAACTACTGGAAGATAGAAGCGATTCTCTTTTTTCAGATCATGAAGCTCTTCTTTAGAGAAATTATGCTTTTTATGATCAGATTCTAAGGCGATATCGTTTTCTTGTTCTAATTCTAACAAGTCTTCTATCGAAATAGTTCGAACTGTTTTAGTTGTTGTTTTATCGTCCATATGTTTATCAAACCAGAAAACTACTTATTACAGTAATTTATCTACTTGGAGTTTAGTTGTACTATGTCATATCTTCGCAAAGAATATAAAGAATATAAACACTTTAAAGAGGAAATCTTTAAAGAAGCCGCTGAAGCATGGACTGAAGAAAACGTTATACTAATCAATGAACGTCTTAATCGTAATGCCATATATCGTTTAAACTCTGCCATAGAACGTTTTGATAACAAGTTTGGACCATATCGTGACAAACTGCCAGCTATAGCAGACATTCTCAGCAATGCGGAGAACGGTTTACATTTGGTTATAACGGGTAAAGTTGGCTCAAGAACAACGGCTCAGATGCTTCAACGTATGAGCATCATGTATAATATATTATCAAACTTTTTTGGTGGAGATTTGGGGGCGCTTCTTAAAACTCCAGCTTTCCGTATATCGCAAAATCAACCAGATGAAAAAATAGATAAGATTGCAGATCGTGGTCATGACGTAAAAGCTATTAGAAGAACTCTTGCATCGGCTCTTAAGCCAAATGATCAAGAGAGACTGCTCTTTAGAAGAGCATACAAAAGCTTTGATATGCCAACTCTTGATTGGAATATGGCTGCAAAACAGTTATGTTGCTTGTCTGTTAATGAATTACAAGACTTGGCTGGTATCGAACGAGTTCCAATGGTCGTTATAGATGAACCTCATGAGGACACTAACACGTCGGGAGAAACTGGATTAGATGAAAGAACTGCCAGCAATACTGCTGCTGCTGTGGCTGGAACAGTTGTGGGAGGAGGAGTTGCAGCCGCAGTTGGAGGAGGTATCGCTGCTGGCAAAGCATTAGCTGGTCGTTTTAAGGGACCAACCCCTCAAGATATTGCCGAAATGAACAAATATTTTAAAAGAATTGAAACTACAATTCCTGACGGAGAAGAAACCGCTAAATTAAAGAATGGCTTGAAAACATTAGAAGCTAATATTAAAAAAGCCGAAGGCGGTGCAAAATTTGCGGGATGGAACCCGCTTAGAAATCCAACACAGCGTGCAATATCTCAAGGAAAACAAATAATAGATATCTTTGAAAAGTTGGGACAAGCATGGACAGCAGCACGAGGCAAATATAAAGATCCTTTAGAAGATGATGACATTGCAAACATTGAAAAGATGTTATTAACTCAAGTCAATAGTGTTGGGCAAAAACTTGGTCGTCTTTTTAAGACCAACTTACCTTCAGGTTTAACTGCAAAAGATATTGTTAATGCATTAGTTTCTCTTGCAAAAAAGCCAACAACTGAACCAGGTGCTCCAGTTCCAACAAATGTCAACGAAAATTATTTAGATCAAATATTTTCTCAGATGCCAAATAAAAAAATGTTATCAGAAAGCTTGATATATCAATTTGAAATATTTGAAGAATTTGAACATTTTCTTAATGGCTCTTTGTTGGCAGAGGGCTTTGAAGATTTAGATAGTTTATTAGTTAAATTTGCAAATATAAAAACAAATATTGATGACAAATTTGAAAAACAAGAGACGTTGGCGAGTTCTGGTTCTGGTCAAGCAGCACAACAAGGAGCTGCTACACCACAAAAAGGTATACCAAATAATCCTGAAGAAGAAGCGAATAAGCTTCCAGATATTACTGAAGAAAATATCAATGCTGCTTTATCTGGGCTCCAAAGAATCAAACAAAATGATTTGGCTCCGGAGACTATTCAAGAGTTTAATAATCTTTTGAAAAACTCAGGAATACCAGAAATTTCAGATATCAATTCTGTAGAAAATATGATTAAAACTTATCAAAGTATTCTCGTAAAAGATCAAGAAATAAATCAATTGATTGAAATGTTAGAAGATGTTGAAATTCAAGCAGAACAAATGCAACAACAGACACCACCGACGACGGCAACACCGGTTCAGCCTCAATAGGTAAAAATATGACTACACCAAGACAGAAATTAGTATCAGAAATTAAAGACATATTGAAAACTCAATATGATATAAAAACTTTAAAAGAAGTAATAGCTGCCAGTTCAGCAGCCGCTGTGGAGGATTTGATTAAAAAGAATCCAAACATTGACCTTAAAACTTTAAGAACCTCTTTAGGAAAAGCGGGTCATGGCGGAACAAAACAAATAGCTCAAACAGATTTAGATACAATCAAAAAACAATTAGGAATTCCTGTTCAGACTGTCGCTCCAACAAAACAGCCGGGTATTCCTCAACAACCTCAAATCACAGCTCCTGTTCCAAAATCTAACGATACTGACAATAAGATAGAACAATCCGAGATAGATAGAGTTAAAAAATTAACAACCTTAGTAAGCATCTTGCCAAAAGATTATGTTACACAGTTAAATAAAAACATAACAGGTTTAGGAATTCAAGGAGTTCAAGATATTGCATCAGCAGAGAAGTTCATAGATGATTATGACTCTATCTTTTTAAATTTTGAAGATTATAAAGGATTGATTCATATACTTGGTTCTTTAACAGATACAAAAAAATATCCATCGACGCCGAAGACCCAAGCCACAAAATAAAAGTTGATAACAGCAATATATATATTGCCGTATAGAATATTTATAACATAACATAGCAACTAAAAGAGGATATATGTCTGAAAACAAAAATACAATTGATATATCATTAGATGAACTTTTATCAGAACATTTTGATAAAAATATCTTGTCAGAACAAGTTGGTGCTGGTGGTGTTCCCATGCCAGATGGCAATCAAATAAAAGCCTTCTATAATGCATTGAGTGCTGCAACGAGGGGTCGAACCGGTAGTAGAACTGCTGTGTCTGCATTTAATCGATTAGCTGATCGTATGTTTGGTCCAGGTGTAGATACTCAACAGTTGCATGATATCATGCATCAACAATATCCACAAATGGATTTGCCAGGACGTTCAGCTCTAAGAACAGGCACAAGATTTTTAGATGCAGCATCTAATGTTGTCAAAAAAGGTGCAGATATTGTTAAAAAAGGAGCCACGGCAAAAGGCATTGCGGCAACGAAGCTTGGGGCGGCTGCCGGTGGTGGCATGGGATTAGGAACTGGTTTAGCTGTAGCAGGTGGTGCTGTAGCAGCCGGTGCGGCTGCAAGAGCAGCATGGAACATATGGCATTCAAAGATGAAACCACAAGTTGATTCTCTGGAAGCTACGTTAGATGAATTACAAGCAAGAACAACTAAGCTTCAATCTAAAGCTTTCACACAAGCTATGGCGGGTTTCAATCAAAGATTTGATACGGCAATGAAAGGTGCAGCATTTAGAGATTCAGATCGTGTTATTCTTGGTCAAGCAATGGCATTGATTGATTTCTACAATAATCTTGCACAAACAATGTTTAAAGTTCAAAAAATGCAAGCTGCTCGAGATATTTCCGGAACCGGTGGCAAAATAGGAGTTGCAGGTGGAAACGTTAAGATCATGGAAGAACCAGGTTTAAAAGAAGAATATTCTTTACAAGAGCTGTTTGGATTTGGCAAAAAGAAAGAACAAGAGTTTCAATCGGATGACACGCCAGATGATGATACAACAACTAGTGATTCAAAAACTGACAGCAAAAAAGACAATGCTAAAAATTGGGAAAGTAAAGTCAATTCAGTTTTTAGCACTCTTAGAGCAGGCACTCTTTCAGGAGCGCCGAGCAAATTTACCGGTGCAATTAAAAATATGTGGGCAACAATTGGTTTCAAGCCTGCAAAGACAAATCTACCTCCAGAATTTAATGAACAAGCAATTGATTCGTTGATTGCCGGGTTCTTAAATACAATATTAGCACCTGGAAGTGGCGGTGCTCAAGGCGCTCTTAAGCTTTCAGAAATGGCAACAGGTATCGATGAGTGCTTAGGCAAGACACTAATGGAAATGTCTGCAAAATATGATCTTGCAGTTCTTACTGAAGACCTTCAAGCATTTATGCTACGCACCCCTGATTTAAGTGCAATTGCAGATGAAACTGCTCAAGCGGCGACACCTCCACCTCCGGCAGATTCTCAAGAAATTAAAAAAGTAGTAGCTCAAACCTCTCCAGAAGGTGATAAAGGTGTAGATTCCGCAGGAGTTCCAGGTGCTGCTCCAAAATCCGCTCCAGGCGTTGCACCAGGAGGCGCACCAAAAGGCGCTGCTCCTGCGCCAAAACAACCTGTTTCAAACTTGCTTGACGACGCCACATTAAGAAAGATTGCTCCAGCAGCTTTGCAATTATTTCAATCTCAAACTCAGGACAGAAAAAAGTTTACAACAGCGGCAGCAAATGGTGCAATTAGAATTGGCAAAAAGCCAATAAAACTTAATCCAGAACAATCAAAACAAGTAATCGACTTCATTAAGGGAAATATAGGCGCTGATCGATCTGGTGGTGGTGTTATTGCAAGCGGTGGACAGGGTGTGGACATGGTTGGTCCAAATTCATCTGTTGCCGCTTCTCTGCAAGATCCTACATTAATGGCGAAGAATAAGCAAAGAATGCAGTTTATTAGAGATTTGACGCCATCTAGTCGTGGTGCTCGCCCAATCGGAATACAGTCATTCTTACAAGCTGCCAAGGCTGGCAAAGTAAATCCACAAACTGGTGAACTAGAAATTCGACAATATGGCATTTCTTTAGACCCAGCGCAACAACAACAAGCTAAAGCTCTTGGATTACTTGAAAGACTTTATAAGCTTATGGGAGCCATGACTCTACTTGAAAATAAAATTGCAACTCTTATTAATAGCAAGAGCATAATCAAGGAAAGTGCTAAACTTATAGAAACCAATAATAAAATTGAAATATTTATAGCTTATCAAAAGCAATTTGAAAAAGCACTTAAAGAAACAATCTTCAAAATTGGATTGTTAGATGTAAACATCAACGCACAATATAATCAAGCATGATAAACCATGCCGTTGCTTGATAGTAGAAGCAACATGGTTTTACCAACAATATGAAGGGTTGCCAGCAAGCTTAAAGTTGGCAACTCTTTTTTTTCTTCTGATAGTCTTGCAAGACCGTCATAGATGGCTCTGGAAACGTCTGTATGCCCTCTATCCATCTTAGACAAGAGGAAGTCAAGGTTTATGATGCCATGGTTTAAAATCGTTTTTACAGCCCGCAAACCGTTATCTAATTTAACTCTTACATCGTCTAAGTTATTGGCAGGCATATTTGGAAGATGGATTACTACAGAGTTAGAAACGAGACTACGCAAACGTTTATCTATAAGATTAACAATATCTTCCACCGGCTCGGATTGTCTTTTTTCTACAAGATATCTTATTTGGGCGGCAACTGCATTGTGAGATGAACGTTGTTGTATCGTAACTTGAGAACGATTGCAACGTATCTTATCTACAATTGGAATATCATCATAATTTAGGAAACATAATCTATCGCCTTTAAGGCTTGTGACTGGAGTTGTGTTACATGCCTTAGCCATATCAGATATAATGTTAATGCTTTCCAAATCTGGCATAACTCGAAGAGCAATGCATTCAAAGTTACCACGTTCTTGATTTGCCTTAAGTGTAGCTACTATTTCTTCAGAGAAGCCTTGGGCTAATAACAAGAGAGGGATCTTTGTTTCATGAGATTTCGTAAGGATATGATCTATTTCAGAAACATCTTCTAAGACGCCATCGATCAAGATAACCTTACATTTATTTGCTTCCCATATATCATTATTTTTTAAGAAGAAGTTATATGGGTTAACTTTAAAGGTATATCCAAGTTTTTGTTCTATGAGGTAGTTGTCTTGTTTACCATTTTCTATATAAACTTTACCTTCTAATCCTGTTAGGGATACTGCTTCCCAAACCACGTCAGCCAAAATCTGATCATAACCAACGGCAACCAGTATAGAATTTTTGATATGGTTTATTGAAGCTGGTTGGGAGATGGTTTGGGTGAGTTTGGATATCCTATCTACTTCTAATTGGTAGCCTTCCACAACTTTAGTTGAGTTATCTTTTATTTCATCTCCAGAGAGTAGGGATTTGCTAAAAGAGTTTGCAAACACGAAGGAGTTAGGACCAGCACCTTGGCTCAACACTTCTGTTTGATAAGCTATATTGAATATATGGGAACAGTAGGCACGTTCCAATCTATCTTTGGGTTGCAGAAGATTGATTATGAAGTGGTATGTATCTTTATTAAGCGAATATAGCTGTTGAGATAAAGCTTTTTCTACTTTTTTGTAGATATTTTCAAGGTTCTCGGCAGTATCAAGAAAACTTCTATTGATTATACTTTTATTAGCCCATGTAGTCTTGTGTAGCATATTTATATGAGGGTATGTTGGGAGCATAACTGGAGGGTGTCTGTATGTCTGAAACAAGTAGAAGTGTCGCAGAGAAGATGAAGCTTGAAATGCTCGAGACACTATTAAAGGGAATTAACGATAAGCTTCAAAAGGCTGAAGTTTTGAACGGCGGCTTTGATCGTCTTCAGAAGGATATGGCATCTCTTCGTGGAGATGTTGGAGAAATTCGCACAGAAGTTTATAAAGTCAATTCTGAGTTAACTCATATGCGAGCTCAGAATAGTGACTTCAAAAAACAACTTGAAGATTACAGCGAAGCGATATATCATCCAGATGATGGTATATACAGTCGCATACGTAGGACAAGTGATTTAGAAGATTTGAGAGAGCAAAAGATTGATAAGGCTCTTGAAAAGATAGATGCAGTTCAAAAAACTATCGATCCAATTCAAAAGACTGATATGGATTTAAAGAAGATAGCTGGAGATGATCTCAGAGAACTTTCTACCATAGTAAAGACCCGTCATAACATTGATCGTATATTTTGGATATTAGTAACTGCCATAATAGGTGGTGGAGCCAAAGTTATATGGGATTTGATATCTGCTGCTGGTCATTAATTAGACAATCCCCTTTTACGCCAATAAATTACGTAATTAAAACAACAACATATATATTGTTGAGGAGTAATTTATGAGTGAAGCAGTAAAAACCCCAGAAGAGATACTTGCAAGTTGGGCAGACCTTCGTGTAAGTCTTGAAGAATTGGACAAGGATCTAACTAAAAATCTAACCAAAGGAAATGTTGCCGCTGGACGCAGAGCCCGTGCTGGCTTCCGTGATCTTAAGAAGGCTGTTACGTCTTTAATGAAGGATATGGTAGCTTTAGAAAAAGCTACTGAAGCCTCAGAAGAAAAAGGTTGATAATCATGGGATTATTTAAAGGTTTATCGGATAAGCCTTACACAAAGGCTGACTATTATCGTGAGTTAGAAGAAAAAGCAGAAGCCAAACGTGCAGCAGTAGCTGCAAATGCTTTTGTTGTTAATCCAATTAGAGAAGCTGCTTGGATTGAGCCGGAAGAAAAAAAAGTAGTAGAGACTGTATTGCACACCAATATTGTTGAAACGGTTACGGAAGTTGCTTTTGAGATTGAAGCAGTAGTTGAACAAACAGTTGTTGCAGCAATCACGGAAGTTGTAATTCCCGAACCTACTGTTATGCCAGAGCCAACAGTTATAACCGAGCCAGTTATTGTTGCAGAAAGTGCAACAATTTCAACGCCAAAAGAAACAATTGAAGCAAAAACAGAGATAGTTTCTATTAAGCCAAACGTTGTTGAACAAGCAACGTCGGTTCAAAAAGTAAATAAAAGAAAGAAGAGCTGATATCAAATAATGAAAACTCTAATCCTTGACACCAATGTTTTGTTAACGGATCCGGATAGCCTATATGCCTTTGAAGAAAATGAGATAGTTCTTCCTTTTACAACAATTGAAGAACTGGATAAAATCAAAAGCCGTCCTAATGAAGTTGGAGCCAATGCCCGTGAATGTGCTCGGCGTCTATCAGAGATGTTATCTGATAACGCTCAAGGCGCTTTGAAAACTGGTGTTAAGTTGCCTAATGGTGGCACTCTTCGTTTAGCAGCCGTAAGTGATTTTACTTATGATGAAGAATTGGGAGGCGATTGGGATCCTACAAACAAAGATAATCATATTCTTCAGGTTTGCAGAGGATTAGCAAAACAACACAAGGATGAAGGTAAGCCAGCTCCTATTCTTGTAAGTCGTGATATTCTTCTTCGTGTCAAGTGTGATTTCCTTAATATTCCTTGTGAAGATTATAAGAATGCACAAGTAACCGATAACATCAGCGGCGTATATACTGGTTTTACACACCTCGACGTAGCCGAAGAAGACATTCAAGAATATTGGGAATGTGCAGATGATGTTCAGAAGGAATATTATTTGGAATTTGAGCCAGAGCTTCAAAGAGAATTGGTTCCTAATCAGTTCTTAATTCTTGAAGATCCAAATAGTGATGCAGAACCGGTTGTTCGTTATATCAACAAAGATCTTCCATTGAAGATTGTGCATGACATTAAGGCTCCAGTATATGGTTTATTACCAAGAAACAAGGAACAAACTCTTGCATTAAATCTATTGTTAGATCCAGAGATTAAGCTTGTAACACTATTAGGAAGAGCCGGATGTGGTAAGACGCTTGCTTCTTTGGCTGCTGGTCTAAATCAGGTTATAGAAAAGAAACGTTATAAGAGTTTGTTTATCTGTCGTCCAGTTGTGCCTGTTGGTAATGACATTGGGTTCCTTCCAGGCACCAAGGAAGAAAAGCTTGAACCATGGATTGCGCCTATTAAGGATAATCTTCGTTATCTTTTATTTAGCGGCAAGAAGTCACGTAATAATGAAATGAGTTTTAATCAGTTCTTTGAAGATGGACTTATTGAAGTTGAAGCTATTACATATCTTCGTGGTCGTTCTATTTCAGATGCTTTCATTATTATTGATGAAGCGCAAAATCTTACAACTCATGAACTTAAGACGATCATTACTCGTGTCGGTGAAAACACCAAGCTTGTTTTGACTGGCGACGTAGATCAGATTGACAATATGTATATCAATGCTCTTAGCAATGGTTTAACTGTTGCAGTTGAAAGGTTCAAGCCTTACTCATTAGCTGGTCACGTTACCTTGTTGAAGGGTGAACGTTCTGAACTTGCAACTTTGGCATCAAAAATTTTATAGGACATAAAACGTGCCCTCTAACATATACTTACTATATATTTGTGATTTATATTTAGGTTGATAATTACAGAATGTGGCAAACGATAAATACATTAAAAACAGAAACCAATGGAGGAAATCCTATCCTATAGGGGTTCCTCGTCGGCCACCTGTAATCATTACAGAAACTAAATTAGGAACAGATGGTAACACATATACCACAACTCTTGATTTAAATCAAACAATACGTCATAGAGATGTATATAAGTTGCTTGGCGATACTAATGATATCGCTAATCTATTAGGCGAATATGATGAAGACTTAATTCACTTTAACAATGAAGAATATAAGTCTTTTTCTTATAATTTTATTTTCAGTAACAATCCAACTGTTGTATTTTCTGTAAATGCTGCCGACGTTGCCCAGCCAAATACGGAAAATCTTAATGTTTTTGGTATAGCCAGAAATACTGGTGGAGGAGTTGTTGCCTTATCTGCTCCATTTTCTGGCACAATAAGATATAGAGCGGCATATTCTACTTCATACCCAAGTTATTTTACTGGTTCTGCGGCTTCTATATCCCCTACAGCGGGCGTATTTATAGCAAGCGTAGACAGAGAAGTCCCAGATGATGAAAGCTATGTAACGGCAAGCTGGGCTCCTTTGGCTTCTGCTGGTCCTGTTGTTTTTCAATCGCCTTATGACGACAACTCAAATTATGATGGTAACGTTGCATTAAGCACGAAATATGGAACGTTGAATAGTTCAAGCGAAGTAATTGAAATTTCTGCTCCTATGAGCAGTTCAATTTATGTATTGGCGGTTCAGTAGTCCGTTAGCGAGATATTTAAACAAGAAATAGAGTTGTAATATGCCAATAGATTTTAGAGCATCACAAATACAGACAAATAAAATAATAAGTTCTGGTAGCACCGGAACACCCACGGGTGCTCGTTTAGTTGTCTATCCTCATACCGCTGACGATGGAACAGCTCCAAATCAAGGCTTTATAAATCAATCTGTATTCATTACCAGCAGTATTGGAACAGATATATTCTTATATGTTTCCGGAGGTATCGGACAGCGTAACGTCGGTGGTGCTCAATCTATTACATGTTTCGGCGGCGATGTTCATATATCTGGAAATCTTACCGTAGGTGGAACTTCCCCATCTGGTGGTAGTGGAACAAATTTCTTTTGGTCGCCATCTGGTGCTCCACCGCAGATTGAGGCTTCTGGTTCATTAGCTATTACTGGTTCTGGTTATTTCAAAGGTGGACTTTCTGGTTCTTTACAGCAAATCTCTCCAGGTGTTCCTTATCTTCTTGCAGGACCAAATATAACAATAGCTACTAACTCTCTTGGACAAGTTTCAATAACTGGAAGTGCTGCTGGTGGGGGTGGTTCATCCTTCTATCGTTTAGAAGTTCTTGATTATTATTCTACAAACGCCACCTCTGATACAACTGCTGGACAAGTTATATTCCCAGCTAATCAGTTTACCGGTTCTATAGTTCTTTATGGCGTTATAGCTAACAGTAGTGCAACTGCAACAGGTAGCGTAAGATTGTATAACGTTACAAGCGGATCATATGTTGATATTGGTGGCATTGGTAATCAATATCTTTCAGTTAGCGGAACAACTCCAACTATCGTTAGTTCTGTCAATCTTATATCTGCAAGTAACTTCAACAGTTCTTCTCAGGCAATATACGAACTTCAAGTTTCTTCCAGTAACGGCGCTTCTTATGGTTTCTTTGGCGGATTTGAACTTAGACCATCTGGCAGTTTCACAGGAATATCTTACATTACTTCTTCTACGTATTACACATACGTATCTGGAACATGGGAAGACGGTGGAAATAAGTTGGCTACAACTTCATCTGTTGCTATAGCGGGAAATCTTGGAACTGGATACTTTGCCGATGCTGTTGGGGCAGACGTATATTTCTTTGTTTCCGGTTCTTCTGGAAGTAAAGATAGCGCAACTCCTGGCGTATCGGTATTTGGCGGTGACGTTGTAATATCTGGTGTTCTTCATGGTGGTTCTCCATTAAAAATAGGTTCTCCAGCTAAATTCTTCCAAGGTCTTTCTGGTTCTATAACAACATTAACAGACGGATCTCCATTGTTCATTGGGGTTGGTGGAGTTAGTATATCAACCAATTCTCTTGGTCAAATAGCTATTACAGGTTCTGCTGGCGGCAATTCTTTGCAAGACGCTTATAATGGTGGTTCTACAGTTGGATTAGTTACTGCCAGCGGCTCTATAACTTTTTCTGGAAATATTGGTGCAGGAAACTCCTTGTTAAAATTGGTTCCTACAGAAACTACAGAGCCAGCACTTGATGTAATGGATACAACCAACACCCGTAATATGCTTCATATTCACGGCATAGACAGTTTGTTTGGTGGAGCAGGAATACAATTAAGAACAAATGGAGGATTAACCAGTTATATAGGATTTAAAAATGGAAGCAGCACTTTGAATAGTGGCAATGCTCCCGAAGCTAAATTATATTATGATGATGGTGCTAAAAAGTTAATTCTTGTATCTAAGCAAGGTAGCGGGGGTTCTACTGTCATTGAAGACGGTGGCGCATATGGTGGAGAGCTATTAACAGCAAAGAATGCAGCAAACTCAGGAGAAGGAACAATTAATCTTCTTCCCTTAAAACCAAACGGATATGTAATAAATTCCGGTTCATTGGAACAATCTGGTTCCGCTTCATTCAAGAATAAAGTAGAAATAAGTTCCAGCCTATCACAAGGATATAGTGCAGTTACATACGGAAAATATGCTCATGCTCAAGGACGTGAAACAACCGCTGGTGGAGACTATTCTCATGCAGAAGGTTATCAAACTGTTGCATCAGGAACATATTCTCACGCAGAAGGAATAGGAACAATTGCTTCCGGAAGCGGTCAAACTGTTATTGGCTCTTATAATCTTGAGGGCAATAATACTTCTTTGTTCGTTATCGGTGATGGCAAATTTGTTATAACTCAAGCTTATAGAGGAGATATAGTAAGAGTTAATAAAGGCTCTAATCCAGGTACTGGCATTGTAGAGATAACCGGTTCATTATCTATAAGTGGATCCGGTGGAGATGCTGGGACATTAAATCAATATAATGGTCTTCGTTATTATCCTAAGATAGTTACAACACTTCCATATACTGCTTCTCTTAATGATTATATAATAGCCGTAAGTGCATCAACCGGCGTCGGTGTTGCTTTACCTTCTACATCTGAATTTGGCAGAACATTTATTGTTAAAGATGTTAGTGGTTCAGCAGGGCAAAATTTGTTAACGATTACCGCAGCGAGCGGCGAATTAATTGATGGTTCTCCAAGTGCCATAATAGCTATTGATTATGGTTCCGCTAAATTTGTCTATTTTGGTTCTGGAAGAGGCTGGGGAGTAGTCTGATGCAGATATTTTCTTATTTATCAAAGATTGCATCAAGTGGCTCTCTTCTTTCTTGGGATGGAACCAAGATTGCAGCCTCCAAGGGCATTATACATAACCCGGAAAAGGATGAGACGACCATAGGTGGCTCTCTATCCGTTGAAAAGGCTATAAGGGTTTCTGGAGGCGTTCAAGTAGCCGATGGAACACCTTATGTTGTTGCTGGAGAAAACGTGGATATTAGCCCGGCTATATCCGGAGCAATAGAAATATCTGCAAAATCTCAATCACCAGTTCTGTGGCGATGGAATGAAAAAGATGCATCACAGTTTACTATTAACTGCGATACAATAGGAACCGGTTCTATATCTGCAATCAATACTTCTTGGGGAAAAGCAATAAGAGTTGACTTCCGAGAAAATATAAGCGAAGGAATATTTGCTTTTTCTATTAATGATTTAAATTTGCAACTTGATGATTTGAATAGATATCGATATGTTTTGAGATTTAGATTATGTAACTTTTCTGGTTCTCCAAAAGAATGGACAGGTATTGGATCTACATTTTTAGCTAATACTGAGACTAATGAAAAATATTATGGCTTAGGAAGCGTTTGTTATTTTAATTCTCAACAAATAAAAGCAATAAAAGTTGAAGCCGGTTCAGTTTCTATTGGCAAATATACTCCAACAGGTCCAAGAGTTACATTAACGTCACAATATGGAAGACCAATAACAAACTTTGAACATGAAGTTGTTTCTTTGATAACCAGGAAATCTATTGGCTTCCAGAATACATGGAAAATCGTAAATTCAACTTCTATTCTTAATGGCACAACGGGCTTAGATGATAGCTATTATACTGCCGAATTCGGAGGCTTCAAAGGAGAGTGGGCAAATCAAAAACTAAACTCTTGCGGAATTGTTATAATGGCAGCTACTGGCAATAGTCAAGCTTATTTTGATATTGACTGTATAGAAGTTACTAAGCATCTTATGGATTGGTGATTAAATGTCTTTCTTAGGTAGACCAAATATAAGCGGTTCTGTTCTTGTTTGGGACGGCGACAAGCTTTTATCTGATAGAAAGGTCATTAATTTACAAAACGCCTATGAAAATGAAAGATTTATTCAATTGGCTGATACGATCTGCTTAATTGGAGATCCTCTAATTTCAGAACCAAAACTTGATTTAGTTCATACTTCTCCGTTTGAAGATGATGAAGGATTAAGATTAACAACAGCTCCAAATGCTTCCGCCACTTCTTGGAAAGGCATTGCCGGTTATGATAGAAACTCCAGGAAAGTATTCGAAGTTGAACTTGACACTAATACTTCATACGTTGCAGTAACATCTAATAATCCAGATGGTAATAGCGGATATCAATTTATTAATGAACTTGGAACGTTTTTAGCATTAGATACCACTTCATCACCTACCAGCTTAAGAATTCAAAAAGCTGATAACGGTTATATAGATTTTGGTGGAAATACCGTTACTGATCCAATCTTAAGAATTAATACAACCGCATATGCCTCTTCTGTCAATGTTGGAACACATGGCTCTACAAAGATATTAAATGTCAATGGTATGGACATAACTCCATATAGCGGTAGCCTTATTGTCCCAATTGGCTCCATCGACAATTATACCTTGTTAAATCTCTTTACAAAATTAGAAGATGATCAATATGCAACGTTTAATATCGATATTTTTGGCAGCACCATTGAAATCCCATCATACGATGTTGTTGCAACTGGTACTTGGAAGCTTTTAGTTTCCATGTTTAGGCACAATAACAATGTCACAGTAACCGGAGTTACTGAATTAGATATGCAACACCATGCCGGGACACAAGCTTCTGATATTCCAAGTTCTTGGAATGTAGATGTAAGTTCTAATGGTTTGTTATTTGTTAATGCCAAGGGTTCTCAATACAAAGTCGCATTCGGTGCCGTAATTACAAAACTCTCCGTTCTCGATATTTTATTAGGAAATGTTATCAAATAATATACCTGAATATCGAGATAATCCTGTTTGGAGAATATAATTATAATCGGGGTTCTCCTTATCTGGTTGGCGTGGTGCTTTCCAGTAAGGCACGGAACTACCCAAATCAGGAGAAAATAAAATTATGGCATCAAATCCAATCTTAGTATCAGCTTTCAATTTTTATGGAAGTGGTACATCTATCGAGCTTCAAGAAAATGGCGTTAACGTTGTTGTTGCCGCTGGCGGAACAGTAACTTTTGCAGGTACACCATACACAGTATCAACTGTAGCTGGTAATTCAATGCTATTTCTGGGATACGTTGGTGGCGGCAGCATGATCGTAGGATCTGCGGTCACTGTTCAACAACCAGCAGCAGCAGGCGCTTCAGTTGTTGAAAAGAAGTTCGTTCAACAAAATGATGGCGCTCTCGGCGGCAGCTTAACAGACCTACGTGCAACCTCTATTGAAGTTGCAGCCGGTGGCAACATTGACATGGGTGGAAATCAAATCCACAACGTCGCAGAAGGCACAGCGCAAGACGACGTAGTAGTCGTTTCCCAATTGAGCGCAGCAGTTTCTTCTATTACTGCTGACGTTGATATGGTTGCAAGCGACCTATCAGACGAAATTGATCGTGCAACAGCAGCAGAAGCTTCTCTTGCTTCTGGACTATCCACAGAAATAGCAGCACGTGAAGCAGCAGTTTCTAACGAAGCTTCCCTCCGTGCATCAGCAGTAGCATCTCTCGCAACAGTAGTATCTACAGCAGACGCATCCCTTGCTTCCGATCTCTCCACAGAGATTGCAAATCGTCAAGCGGCAGTTTCTAATGAAGCTTCCCTCCGTGTAGCTGGTGATTCATCAGTTCTCGCAGCAGCGGCAGGTTACACCGATCAAAAGATAACTGACCTTATCGGCGGCGCACCAGGATTGCTTGATACGCTTGGTGAACTTGCAGCAGCTATCGGCAATGACGAGAGCTTCTCTGTTACAGTTGCAAATAATATCGCAACTGCAAAATCGGAAATTGCTGCCGCAGTATCTACTGAAGTTGTAAGAGCAACATCAGCAGAAGGTTCCCTTGGATCAGCCCTTTCCTCTGAAGCTTCAAGAGCAGTTGCTGTTGAAGGTTCTCTTAACACAGCACTCGCTTCTGAAATCTCAAGAGCACAATCTGCCGAAGTATCCGCTTATCAAGCGGCTGCTGATTACGCAGAACAACTTGTCGATAACGAAGCTTCATTACGTGTAGCTGGCGATGCTTCTATTGTAACTGTAATGAATGCAGCCGATGCTTCCCTTGCGGCTCAAATCTCTACAGAGATTGTTGACCGTGCAGCAGCAGTTTCTAACGAAGCCTCCCTTCGTGTAGCCGCTGATGCATCTCTTACAACAAGACTTTCTACTGAAGAATTAGCACTTGCTTCTGAGACATCAAGAGCAACATCAGCAGAAGCTTCTCTTACAACAAGACTTTCTACTGAAGAAGTAACTCGTTTCAACGCAATCGCAGCAGAAGCTTCTTCTCGTATTGCTGGTGATAGCTCTCTTGCAACACTTATTGCTGCTGAAATTTCTAACGAAGTAGCTAATCGTGAAGCAGATGTAAACGCAGAAGAGTCAAGAGCATTGCTTGCTGAAGAAGCCCTTGATAGCTACATCGATTCTGAAGTCTCTAATCGTCTAGCAGCAGTAGCAGCAGAAGAATCAGCTCGCATTGCAGGTGACGCTTCTCTTGAAACCCGCCTCTCTACTGAAGAAGTAGCTCGTGGTTCTGCAATCGCAGCAGAAGCATCTACACGTCTTGCTGCTGATCAATCCCTTAATACAGCACTTGAAGCTGAAGTTTCAGCACGTGCTTCAGAAATACTCGCTCTTAGCGACGTATATGTCAACGTTTCCGGCGACACAATGACCGGTCAACTTACCCTTGACATTGTAGATGATCCAGACCTTGGCAAGACATACATCAACGCAGGCTACATCCGTATTGAAGATCCAAACGGTGGAGCAGCAATGCCAACAGCTCTTGCACACGTTGTAAACAAGGCATATGTCGATCAAGAAGTAGCATCAGAAGCTTCTCTTCGCATTGTTGGCGACGAGTCTCTTGAAGCTGAACTTTCCACCCAAATGTCTACAGAAGTATCCAACCGCATTGCTGGCGATCTTTCCGTAGCTGCTGATCTCGCCACAGAGACACAACGTGCAATGGGCGCTGAAGCTTCTCTTGCTTCTAATCTCTCAACAGAAGTTGCAGATCGCATTGCAGCAGTATCTACCGAAGCTTCTCTTCGTGTAGTTGGCGATGCATCCCTTGCTTCTGACCTTGCAGACGAAGCAACTGCACGCACAAACGCAGATAACTCTCTTGCAACCAACATTTCTACTGAAAAGGCACGTGTTGATGCAATCCTTCTTGCAGCAGACGCAGACAAGGACAGCTTCGCAGAAATCGTTTCCTTGATCAACTCCGTTGATACAACAAACGACACAGCATTTGCTAACTACGTCCTTGCAAACAACTCCGCTCTCGCAGCAGAAGTTTCCAGAGCAGAAGCAGCAGAGGGCTCACTTAACTCTGCACTTTCTTCTGAAATCTCTCGTGCAACAGCAGCAGAAGATGCTATCGCAGCAAATCTTTCTTCTGAAATCGTTGCTCGTGCTTCTGATGTAGACGCAGAAGAATCCCGTGCAATTGCAGCAGAAGGCTCTCTCACAACAAGACTTTCCGCAGAGGAATCTACACGTCTTGCTGGAGACAACTCTCTTGCAACAGCACTTTCTACACAAATGTCCTCTGAGGCTTCCTCACGTGTAGCTGGTGATTCTTCTCTTGCAGTAGCACTTTCTGCTGAAGTTTACAGAGCAGAAGCTGCTGAAGACTATCTTGATGGTCTAATCGCTGCTGAAACACAAAATCGTATTGACGGAGACAACTCTCTTGCAACGCTTATTGCTACAGAGCAAAATCGTGCAGAAACAGTAGAAATGTCTCTTGCAACACGTATCTCTACTGAAGAAGTAGCCCGTGCTAATGGTGATGCATCAGTTATCGTTCTAATGAACGCAGCAGATGCTTCTATCGCAGCAAATCTCTCCACAGAGATTGCTGATCGTATTGCGGCTGTATCTGGCGAAGCATCTCTTCGTGTAGCTGCTGACGCATCTATCTCCTTGGTAATGTCAACGGCAGATGCATCTCTTGCAACAGCAATCTCCACGGAACAAAATCGTGCAGAAACAGCAGAGCTTTCTCTTGGAACTGCAATTTCCAACGAAGAATCCAGAGCAATCGCAGCAGAACTTTCTCTTTCTGACAGCAAGTATGACAAGACCGGCGGCACAATCTCTGGCAACGTATACGTTACCGGCGATATGCAAGTTGACGGTTATGTCTCACTTCCAGGTGCAAATTTTGATCCATCAGGTCCAATCGATTTCGTCCCAGCAAATGGCGTAATGAACATTGACGTTTCTAATGGTGGATTGAACGTAACCGGTGATATGAGCGTTGTTGGCAACATCTCCGCTCAAAACATCGGCGGCGTAGAGCTTACACTATCCGGTCTTGCAACAATGCAAGGTGGTATGGTAGTAACCGGTTCCGCTAACTTCGGCGGCGACGTTGTAATGGGTGGCGTTAACGTCAAGCCAGTAGTTACAGTTGTTGAAACCTCTGGCGCAGGCGATTACGAAGACATTGCAACAATGTTTGATGATCTCGCTGGCTTCAGCGGTATGGTCATGGCTAACTTCCAAGTTGTCGCTGATGGCGGCTTCAAGGGTATGGCTGGCGAATACCGTGTATCAGCACAATGCAACGGCGGTCAATTGCTTGTCCTTTCCGTAGTAGAACTTGCACAAGATCTACTTGGTGGTGCAATGCTCGACGTTAACTTCCTTACCGATGGTAAGGTAAGAGTAATGAACGACGGACAAGAAAGCGGAACCTACAAGTGGCACGTTCAACGTGTCAAGATGGTTGCTGTCAACACGTCTGGCGCAGTTAAGTGATAATCTAAGCTATTAGGGTTAATCCTTAATAACTAAATAATCGGTATCGGGGGGTAGCAATATCCCCCGATATTTTTTTGCTTACTATACATTGTATATAATGTTATAGAGTTAATCTATATGTAGTGTTGTGGAACCCTACCAATTAGAAGAGGGTATATAACCTAACTGGTATCCTCTATACCAGTAGAGTATGGACAAACAGACTATTAAGAACTTTATCATATCTAATGAACTTTATCTTTTGCCACTACAGTCGGCAAAGGACGGTAAATGCACGTGTGGCAACGTATCATGTAGTTCTCCAGGTAAACACCCCTTATTGAGATATTCATGGAAGCATGTAGCTACTAACGATCCTCATAAGATTGAAAAGTGGTTAGGAATGGAGAATATCAATTATGGTGTAGCTACTGGAAGAAAGACCAGTAATGGCAACAGACTATTTGTTATTGATATAGACGCCGCAGATCATCCCCTATTAAGTTTAATGCCCCGAGAAACATTTCATTACAGGACGGGGAGTGGTGGGTGGCATTTCTGGTTTCAGACGCCTTATAATGTCTCTAATAGCGCCAGCAAGATAGCTCCAAAGGTAGATGTGAGAGGTTATGGTGGGTATGTTGTTATCCCTCCCAGCCGTCATATTTCTGGAGGTGTATATACTGCCGACTTTGCTAATGGCATTCAGATTGCAAGCAAATATATATTAGATTTGATATTTTCAAAGGAGAAACGTCAACCGAAAGTTAAAAAAACAAGGGAAGTTCAAAATTTAAATTTGGGCGACCCAATTTTATTGAATGAAAACAACAATTTACAAGAATGGACCAAAGGCTCCATTACTCAAATACGCACGTGGTTGCTTGATGGTAAATATATTCCAAATGGAGCTCGTAACATAGTTCTTCACAGATTGTTGTCGTCGGACAGAGCCAGAGGATTTAACCTAACAGATTTAAAGAAATCGGCGGCTGTATATCGTTCACATTGCGTTAATTCTGATAATATCTCAGATAGAGAACTAAACGTCTTAATTGGGCAAGTAATCAAATATCCAACATATAATACTTCATATGATAAGGTTAATGAAGCTTTCTTTGATGCAATGAAGAGAGCAAAGAAGCCTGTATCAGAGGATAAACAGGAACTTATTAAAGATTTAGATAAGAAGTTTTTTAATAGTCTTAAGAGAACTGATGAAGGAATGCCATTAACTCTTCTTATAGCAGAAAGAGATAAAATATTGGCTGACAATTTGGATAAGTTTAGTAAATATCCTCAACATTTATTTGCGGCTAAATTGAAATCTCTTGGGTTTGAGAGATATAGAACTGCAAAGGGAAACTTCTGGAATTGCATTGCGAATTCCCAACAACAAATATGAAAGAAAAATATATTGATAATAGTCAAGCTGCTTCTATTAATCTGTTGCAAAGAATATAATTATAATATGGGGGCATAGTGCTCCTAAAATTTTGCAACGATATAGGAGAATATTATGGCTTTATATTATGTTAGAGTTAATGGACGTTTAACAAGAGTGGTTAATCCACCAGAAAGTGCAGTATTAACAACAGAAGCTGCTGTTACTTCACTTTCACAAAGTATCACAGCATCTTTGGCATCAGAAAGAACACTTTGGCAACTAGCAGATAGTGCATTGGTGTCAGTTGACAATACGTATGGTGCAAATATTGCAACATTAACGTCAGGTCTTGCGGCTGAGATTACCAATAGAAATACAGCGATATCAGCAGCAGTATCTGGTTTGGCATCTACTTCATACGTAGATACAGCAGTCGGATCCGTTGTTGGTGGAATTAATGATATAACAGGCGACGTTTTCGCAACAGGTGTTGGTTCTCAAGCAGCAACCGTAAAAGGTATGGGCGGTTCAAGTAGCAAAATGCATTTCGTTATTAAAGGCGGAAAATACAATACGCTTCAACAAGCCGTCGATGCAGCGGCACATGATGACTTGATCCTTGTTGGACCTCCAGATGCAGGTTCTTCCTGGGGCGATGTTACTTTCGTAGGCGACAAGAGACTTTTCGTAGTAGGTCTTGGTGCAAAGCACGGACAAAACGTTGCGATTGGAAAGGTAACGTATGCTCCAACTACCGGAGCAAATATCATTAAAAATGAAGTTTGGATCCGTAACGTATTTATCTCTGGCAATTTCTCTTCAAGCCCAGCAGTTGTATTCGGAGGCGATACTGCAAGCGACAAGGCTGCTCGTCTTCGTATCCAAGATAGCTACATTTATAACACCGGAACATCTGGCGATGTAATCGTTGTTAAAAATCAAGCAGCCGGAAGCAGCTTGTATATTGACAATTCTTTAATTCAAGCCCCATTAGCAGTTAGCGGCACCGGCGCTGTATTAAAACACGTTAAAGGCTATACATACGTTAAAGGCTCTGAATTTGTCGGCGGCGGATATGCAGTTGATTGTGCAGCCGGAAACCTTATTATGATGAATTCAACGTTGGAAATGAATGGCGTCCGTGAAATTGCAAGAGTTACTGGTGGACTTTTGAGCTTCTCATTTGGAACCATGACCAATAGCACAGTTAGCGGTTCTGGCGTCAACTTAACAACCGCAGGAGCAACATTAGCAATGGGTTATTCTGGATTTGTTGTTGCAAACGGACCAGGATATTGTGTAAATGGTGTAGCAGGAACCTATTATCTAAATGCTTCAGTTAACTATTCTGATACCGGATCAGGCACTTATAACAAGAGAGTTAAAAACTTGGTAACATCAATAGCTACGGCGACGACACCAACGTCAGCGGCATGAACTATAAATTTTTTATAAAATAATTTATGTAAGGTTCCCTCATAATCGGGGGAACCTTTTTTATTAAACACACTTTGAATACTTCTGAATTTGCTTTTTTTTCATTTAAACAAATAGTTTAAAATCACTTTTTCGTGTGTTATATTATATCTAAAGGAAAAAGGTATCTGCATATGACGATGAAGATGGACCGAGAGATTACTATTAAGCGTAGGAAGCATCCTTCTGCCCCACGTTATCCCGGTCGTGCAAATCAGGAACTTGGTTCAGCTATTACAAAGCTTCTATCCCTACTTGATATGGTAGAGCGAGAGCAGTTTGCAGAACGTTGCCTTGTTCTTGATGAAGAGGGAACGTCAACAGACTTTGATGCTGTTCTTCCTGGCGATACGGTGGGTGTTGCTTTGGAGTTTGATGATGGATACCTTTCAACCCAGCTTAAGGTAGACAAGGTTCTTGATGATGTTATTTACGGTAAAGATCTTTTTACAGAGGATGATATTGAAGTTACTTTTGAGGAAGCTTCTGCCGCAAGGGCTATGGGATATTTTGAGATCCTATATCGTCCCGATGTTGAAGGTAAGGACGTGCCATACGGAGTGGATACGGAAATGAAGGTGAAGATTATGGTTGAAGAACAGGATCCAGGCGACGAACACAAGGAGGGGGAAGTTCCAGCCCCTACAACGCCCGAGGGCTTGCCCGAAAACATTGAGGCACTCGTTGGTGCATCCACAGATCCGGAGGCTCTTAAGGCGCTTCTGGAAGCCCAGAAGAATGGTTCATACAATAGTGATGATGGTGATGTATAACCTATCGTGAGGTTATATGTCCACTCCATTAGAAAAATACAAAGAAGCTTTAAAGACCTTTATAGGTTCAAATAAAAACAAAGAAGCAATATACGCTTATTCAGTTGCCGTATGGACCGCTACTCGTTCGGGTGGCGGTCTTTCTTTTTCTCAAATCTCTGACGCTATAGATGAAACGTTTAAAGAATATACCGAAAGGAATGATGTTTGATGCTTAATGGAATTCCAAAAGAATTTTTCATTCCACCGGCTACAGAGGTTATCTTTGTAGCGGATTTCTTTGCAGAAGATTTGATCGGCGGCGCAGAACTTACAAGTGAAGCAATCATACAGGCTTCACCTTATAAGCTTTTCAAAATGCATAGCCATTCGCTGAATGAAAAAATGATTAGACTACATAAAGATAAGATATGGGTATTTGGAAATCATACAATGGTTCCTCCACATATACTTGCTTTCCTAATGAATATAGGAATAAAGTATTATTTCTTTGAATATGATTTTAAGCCATGCATAATGCGGTCAACTCTTAAACATGAAATGCAATCTGGAAAGCCTTGTGATTGTCATTTACAAACATACGGAAAGTTTCATGCAACGTTTATGACAGGGGCAAAAGTCCTATATTGGTGTTCCGATAAACAAAGAGACAAGTTCTATAGTCTCTATCCAGAGTTTAAAGGACGAACAAAAGACTTCACACAAGGCAGCACCTATTATCCTGAAACAATCCTAAACATTCGTAAAATTAGAGAACGCAAGGAAGCAGGAGAGTTGGTTCCAGAAAATCATTGGTCCATTCTTGGAAGTGATAGCTGGATTAAAGGAACCGAGGATGCCGTAAAATATTGTAATGACAATAATATGTCATACGTATTACTTAAAGGTCTTTCTAATGATAAATTCCTCGAAGAGTTAGCAAAAAGCAAAGGTCTTATATTTTTTCCAAGGGATATCGATGTTGGTTCACGTATTACCACAGAATGTAAACTTCTCGGAGGACAACCTATTGTTAACGACTTCGTTCTTCATGTTACAGAAGAATGGTTCAATAAAACAATTCCAGAAATTGAGGAATATTTGATCGATGGTCCCGACCGTTTTTGGCGCATATTAAATCAAAATAAATGATTTAAACATTGCTTTTATTGTGCTATTCTAATAAATGGAGAAAAACGTATATGTCAGCAAGTCTGTATTTCTATCGGCAACTTATTAAGCTTATGCCTAAAACCGTTAGTTCCAACAATAATGATGTCTTCTTTCTTCCAGAAGAAGAAGATGAAGATGATGGTTTCCACGACGAGGAGGAATATCGTGACGAGTGATTTTTATAAGGGATACGTCAATACCGGAGATTTGGACTATAAGGACGTTTTCCTTATTCCTCAATACAGCGAAGTAACGTCACGATCCCAGGTATCGACTTCTGTCCGTATTGGCGATATGAAGATTGATGTTCCTGTTATTTCAGCAAATATGGATACTGTCACCTCTGGCGATATGGCTCATGCTATGTCAGAAGGTGGAGCTATTGGAGCTATCCATAGATTTATGGACGTAAATCAGAACGTTCGTGAGTTTGAGATTGCCCGTGGCAAGTCCAATCCATGTTTTGTTTCTATTGGCGTTAACGAAGAAAGCAAAGAGAGAGCGGTAGCACTATATGATGCTGGTGCCCGTAATTTCGTTATTGATATCGCTCATGGTCATTCCCGTATGATGCGAGATATGACTACTTGGCTTCGTAACAAATATTCTGATGTTTATATTATGGCTGGCAATGTAGCTACGGGTCAGGCAGTAATGGATCTTGTTTCATGGGGAGCTAATGCCGTTAAGGTTGGTATTGGTCCCGGTAATGTTTGCACCACAAAGAATGTTACTGGCGTCACCGTTCCACAGTTTAGTGCTGTTAAGGAATGTGCTAACATTGTCTATGCTATGAATAGCAAGCCTCTTATCGTAGCTGATGGTGGTATCACCGAGATTGGTGACATTGCCAAGGCTCTTGGTGCGGGTGCCGATCTTGTCATGTGTGGCAGACTGTTCGCAAGCTGCCGTGAGGCTCCAGGTGAGCGTGTAGGTGGCAAGAAGGTTTATCGTGGTATGGCAAGCCGTGATGCAATGTCAACCATTCGTAATGTTTCTTCTCTTCCTACCGCAGAAGGCATTTCTACTCTTATTGATGCAAGTGAGCAAAGTGCATCTGATGTTGTTAATCAGATTAAGGGAGGTCTGCAAAGTTCTTTCTCTTATTCAAATGCTCGTAATCTTGAAGAATTCCATCTTAATGTTAAGTTCGGAATTCGTCATACTCAAATGAAGTAATATAAAATGACCAAATATCAGCTACCACTATTTGAAGATCCAACAACCCTACCAACCGGAAAAAATCACGTCTCATATTCAGAGATTTCCGACTGGATGGATTGTTCTTATCGTCACCGACTTAAGCATATTGAGAAGATCAATATGGGTAAGCCAAGTATTCATACGGAATATGGTCAGGTAATCCACGACGTTCTTGAGAATTATATTCTTGGTAAGCACGAGCTTAATGATGAAACGATTGCTACTGCTACAGATGCTTTTCAAAAGCTATGTGGCGAACTGAAAGAAAAGCACAATATCAACGTTTCTGATAAAGATATCAAAGACTTTTCCGCTTCTATTCCAGAGATTGTTAATTCTGTTCCTGCTTTCTTGGACGAAACGTTCCCTGGTTGGACCGGGTTCGCAGCCGAGCACGCTCTATATGAAAGCGTAGCGGGACAGACTAATAAGTGGTTCAAAGGATTTATTGATACGGTTATTAGAATTCCAAAGAATTCTCGTAAGGGCAAAAAGACTTCTGCGCCAGAAGATAATGAAGGCGCAACGGTTATGCGCCTTTCAGAACTTGTTAAGCAAGTTAAGCCAGGAGAAGAAAATCAAGAGTTTGGCGATGGCTATGAGTTTTGGATCATTGACTGGAAGACTACTTCATGGGGCTGGGATGCCATGAAGAAGAGAGATTTCCAGAAGCAACTACAGCTTGTATTCTATAAGCATTATTTTTGTCGTTTGCTTAATCTACGTCTTGATCAAGTTAAGTGCGGATTTGTATTGCTTAAGCGAACGCCTCGCAAGAGTGACAACAGCCGTTGTGAACTTGTTCCAGTAAGTGTAGGACCAAAGACCGAGACAAAGGCTCTTGAAGTATTGAATAATATGATCAATCAAGTGTCCAGCGGCCGAGCTATCAAAAACCGCAATAGTTGTAGGTTTTGCGACTATAATGGAACAGAACATTGCACTTGAGTTAAACCAAAAAAACCGGCGTGAGATAAACTATCCTGTGAGCTGTTAAAGCCACAGGATTTTTTATGCTTATATTAAACATATTGGTTCTAATGGTCGTTATAGCTGTATTTGTAATGACATTAAGATTAGGAAATAAACAATAAAATAACAAATGAAACATTTAGAAGATAACAATTTTGGATACTTTGAGCATATGAAGAAAGCTATATCATATGCTAAACGTTGTTTTATTGTTATGATTAAGTTGCTAATACACGCTATATATCCGGATATATTTCAAGATACTGGATGGAAAGATTTAGGTAAAAGATGAACATAACATTTCGCACTCTATTAAAAGAGATTGGTGTTCCTGTAAATGGAATAATACACATAGGAACAAATCTTGGTGAGCAAGCAAGAATATATTACGATAATCAAGTTAATCACGTATTGTGGTTAGATCGTAATCGTAGTAATCTTTCAGAACTATACAATAAAACTAAACAATATCCTTTGCGTCAACAATATGTTGCCGAAATATTTCTTGATAAAGACGTGAAAGACGTTTCAAAAACATTTGACAATTTTCAAAAAGAAAATGTCGCTCGTTTACCAATTGAACATTATGACACTCTTATCGTTGATGTAGATGATGGCAGCGAATTTAAAGTATTAGCAGGATTTGAAAATAATCTACGGCGCTCTCCTGCATTTATTAAAAGAATTCTTACGAAGGTGAGAGGAACGGGTGATATGGACAAGTATCTGTCCCAGTTTGGTTTTAAACAATCCCTAAGCTCTCTTAATGAGATAAGCTGGGGTGATGCATTATACACAAGGTGAATAATATATGAAAATAAGCGCATACTGCACTACTCGAAACTGTGATGAAATGGAATATCCATACTTGGAGTCCATCCGTAGTCATTTAGCATTTGCAGATGAAGTCGTTGTTTATGATACCAGCAATGGTAAAGATAAGACATTATCAATCTTAAACGCATTGGCTGTTCAAGAACCAAAACTAAAAGTCGTTCATAGCGATAAGATTGATTGGGATGCTCCTAATCATGGAGTATTTGATGGACAGACAAAGACTTTATCAAGAAAACAATGCACAGGAGATATTCTCTGGCAATTTGATGTAGACGAGATTGTTCATGAAAATCACATATCACTAATCAGACCATTAGCTGAAACGTTCATGAAGCAAAATGGTTTTAATCTTATGGCGCTTCCTGTTGTTGATTATTGGGGCAGGGATGGTAAAGCTCGATTAGATGTAACTGTGTGGAAGTGGCGTTTATCTAAAAATAATCCGGACATTATTCACGGCATTCCAACTCAACTACGCAAATATGAGAATGGATTATTATATGCACGTCAGGGAACAGATGGTTGTGATTATATCTCAGCAACTAGTGGCAATGTAATACCATGTGTAGGATATCTTCCGCCTGGATTTGACCAAATGAAACAAGCTGCTGTTCGTGATGAAAAGCTTGTTGCAAAAGCAGAAAAGTTTTTGAATGAAGTATTATCTCAGTTACCTGGCGTCCATCACTATTCTTGGTTTAACATTGAACGCAAGATAAGAAACTTCAGAACGTTCTGGAATGCTTCTTGGAAGAGTTTATATAACGAAGAAAGAGACGAGCGTAGTAATCCATTTTTCCCTGGACTTACATGGTCAGAAATAACAGACGATATGAACAAGCAAAAGGCTATGGAACTTGAAAATGGCACAGGTGGTCATGTGTTTCATCATCCTTGGGATGGAAGCAGGAATAACTCATATAGGGTTGAAATGGGGCATCCAAACATAGTAAAAGAATGGATTGAGGCTAACAAATGAATATATCTGTCATAGGAAATGGTTTTGTCGGTGGTGCCGTTGCAAATGGTTTCAAACATAGAAAACCTTTAATATACGATGTTGATCCATCTCGTTCGAATTGCTCGTTAAATCAAGCTTTGGATGCAAATTACATATTCATATGTTTGCCCACACCTATGACTCATGTGGAGGGTGGTCGAGCAAATCTTTCAATATTGTTTAATTTTTTTGAGAACATAAAAGCTTTGCAAATTAAAGGAATATTTGTTATCAAATCTACAGTTCCTGTTGGGACAACAAAGAAATTAGCCGAAACATATCCGACATTTAAATTTGTTCACAATCCAGAGTTCTTAACTGCGGCAAATGCCAATAGCGATTTTATAAATGCAGATCGCACAGTTCTAGGCGGTTCAGAAGACGATGTAAATCACGTGGCTATACTATACCAAACAGATTTCAAAAATATCCCTATCCTTCGAATGAAGTCTGACGAATCAGAATTGGTCAAATATACTGCAAATTGCTTCTTGGCAATGAAGGTTATGTTTTTCAATGAAATAAAGCTTCTAACAGAAGATATTAATGCTGATTATGGTAAAGTTATTGATGGAGTTTCTAGTGATATCAGAATAGGCAGAGCTCATACTCGAGTTCCTGGACCAGATGGAGACTATGGGTTTGGTGGTACATGTTTTCCAAAAGATATCAATGCATTTATAAACGTTATTAAAGATATCAATGGAAATGCCGGAACAGATATTTTTGAAGCTGTCTGGAAACGAAATAAAGAAGTGCGTAAATATTGGGATTGGGCTAACAGTAAATCTGCTGTGTTAAAGGATATAGAATGAAAATAGTAACAAATGACTACGGCTGTGGTACTTCAAGTTCAATACTTGATTACAATACGGATAACGTTATTGTAGTGTCCGAACAAAATCACAAACACCTATTTGATATTCGTGGAGAGGACTTGTTATTTATTGGGCATGACTTCTTAATGTATCTTTGGGATAGCCCCCTATATCGCTCTCATTGGAAAAACTACAAGGGAAATAAGCACATATATTGTTTTGAAAAAATAGATTGCATAGTTCCAGAATGGCAGAAAAAAAGTCATTATAGCCTTTCCTTGTGTCAACAGTTTACGAATAGCTTCTATGCCAGCGACGAACAAGATTGCCGCAAGTATGGGATTAAATGGTTGCCTCAATGGGCATCCAGAAGGTTCTATGACGAGCGTATGCAGCCGATCCAAGAAAATCGTATAACGTTTAGCGGACAAGCTGGATCTATAGGTTATGAAAAACGAGATGAACTTATGTCGCTTATAGGAAATGATCCGGATCTTAAAGATAAGTTTTACGTAAGCAATAAGGGCAGAACAAAGAGTTGGGATGATTACATTACCAACTTCTTAAATCATAAAGTAATATTAGCACCATTTGGAAATTTCAAAGGCTTTAATACAAGAACATACGAGGCTCTTACATCTGGTCGTGTATTGCTTCAGCAGGTCGATAGCGAATATGAGTGGCATAGTGAATCCATCAGAAAGTTTAAGAATGTAATATTGTTCGAAACATTTGATGAACTTAAACAAACCCTAATGGCTGCTGATCTAGATACATTTCTTGAGAAAGAACCAATAACTCAATTTGAAGAGAATAATTTTATACAAAGGATGAACAGTATATGAACGAGCAATCATTTTCAATTGGCAATATGCCTTGGAGCACCGAAGAATTCACCAAACTATTAGAAGAGTTTTATTATTTATATCAAAGAAGACCTATTCGAGATAATGATGGTGGACAACTTGCGGTGCAACTTTTCTATTCGTGGTTTGTTGCAAAGAAACTCCAGCCGAAGGTTATAATTGAAAGTGGAGTTTGGAAAGGGCAAGGAACCTGGGCTTTTGAACAAGCTTGTCCTGATGCACAGTTGGTGTGTTTAGATCCTTATCCAAAATATTTCAATGGATATGTTTCTAAGAAAGCAATATATCTACATCAAGATTTTAATACTATTAACTGGGAAAAAGTCGATAAAGAAAGTGCGTTATGTTTTTTTGATGATCATCAAGATGCTGTGAGTAGATTGAAGGTCTGTAAAAAATGGAACTATAAACACGTAATGTTTGAAGACAACTATCCTCCCGGTCAAGGAGATTGCAGAAGTCTCAAAAAGCTGTTTGAAACAAACAATCCAGAAGAAGATTTAGATCGCAAAGAATTGTTGTCTTACATAAAAGTCTATCAAGAAATGCCTCCAATATATGACATCAAAACAAATCGTTGGGGACTTGATTGGAAAACTTATCGCTCAAATGTTCCTGTTTTAACAGAAATTAAAGCCCCATGGCAGAATCAATATAAAGAAGATATGCGGCAATATACATGGATAAATTACGTAGAGTTATGATATGAAAAAAAATATACCGGTAATATTCTTTCATCTTGGAGAACAAGATTATTTTCATTCTGCACTTTATTTGGCAGCTAAAAAAAATGAAGTTATTGTAATTGGCAATCAATCGACTGCTTTCGCAAAACAGCATCCGGACGTTGTATTTGTAGATCATATGGAATACAGAGATGGTACTGATGATTTTTCTAAAACGTATCAGCATATGCATATGAGTGGTGCTGAAATGCAACTCATATGTTATGTCAGATGGATCATAGTTCAAAATCTCTGTAAAAAAAGAAATATCGAGCGTTTTTTCTACGCAGACTCTGATTTGGCAATATTGTCAAATCTAACAGATGTTTTTTATGAGCATATTAACAGCGATTTTGCTCTTATGACACAATCACACCAGCCGACGCATAGACTGGTGGCTAGTGCTCATAGTTCATATTGGCATATCAATACATTAAATGCATTCTGCAAATTTATGTTTGATTCTTACAACAACCTAGAAATCAAATCGAAACTAGTTGAAAAATTTAAATGGCATCAGGAAACCAATAGACCCGGTGGCGTATGTGATATGACACAGTTATATTTATTTTCTCAACAAACTGCTCACGTCTCTTTAACAAAAAGCAATAACAAATCATGTTTCGATGATAATGTAAATGCAGCCGAAAATTATGAGCCGGAAGAATATCATGTTGAACATGAAATGAAAAAAATATTGGTAAACAAAGACCAATTTTATTTTCTTAGTAACAAAGAAGGTCCAATATTAGCTCATGTAATTCATTGTCAGGGCGTAGCTAAAAATCTCTTGAATTCTATCTGGAAACACGTAAAAGGTTTCAAATGAAAAATCTATGTGCAATATCAGACTGTGACTACGTTGTAAAACTGTTAACATTGTTTGATTCCTTGAAAAACACGCAGCAAAAAGCTTTTACTTTATATGTGTTGTGTTTGGATGAAAAGACAGAACAAATAGTTAACGCTCAACATGATGAACGCCTTAAAGCTTTATCTTTATTGGAAGTTGAAAACCAGGATTTCTTTTTGAAATACTGCAAAGAAACGATGCCTGCTTCCGTTGAGGCAGTTTCAAATGCTAGCAGTCAAAAGAAGGATCCTAAATACGTTCAATATTGCTGGGCGTTAGCGCCTTATCTTTGTTGGTATGCAATCAACTGCCTACACTTGGACGACATAATGTATGTTGACTCAGACTTGTATTTTTATCGTGACATATCAGGGATATATGAAGAATTGGGCGATAAGAGTGTTGGCATTATTAGACACAGAATTAACTACATACCATCAGTCGGAGAATACAACGTTGGTATAGTTTACTTTAAAAATGATTTGGTAGGTAAGTCTTGTTCTAAGCTCTGGAAAGATTTGTTACTATATCCAAATAATCCATATGCAAAAGAATATGGTCAATGCGGCGATCAAAAGTATCTTGAACTATTTCCTATGGCTTTTGGAAAAGATAACATATGCATAATCGATAAAGCAATTGGTCATCTGGCTCCATGGAGCGTTACATTTCACAAATACAAAGAAGATAAGATTATATGGGAGAATAGAGAGCAGGAATTATATTTCTTTCATTTTGCCCATTTTGTTCCAGATTTACAAAATAATACATATCGTTCATCATATAGAAATGAATGGGTTTGGGGAGTTCCAGAAAAAACATCGGATATGGTTAAGAGATTATACGATGAATATTTTGAAGCTACAAAAAACGTCATGTTCAGTAATAAAACTTTGATGGGGAAAAAATAAGATGTTAAAAGTTGCATTCGGTATGATTGTATTTGAAGGAGATTACGTTCTTAAAGAATGTTTGGAGTCTGTGTATCCATATGCCAAACAAATTTTAATTGCTGAAGGACCGGTTAAATTTTGGCAACAAAAAGGTCGCTCTACCTCAACAGACAGAACAAACGATATCATTCATGGGTTTCCAGACCCAGAAAAGAAAATAAAAATTGTTCATGGTCAATTTGAAGAAAAAGACGATCAATGCAAAGCTTACATGAAAAATATCGATCCGGACATAGATTATATTTGGAATCTAGATTCTGATGAAGTCTTCAAAGGCGAAGACATATTGAAGCTTTATGATATTTTAGAAAAAGAAAAATATACCAGCGTTGGAATTAGAAGCGCCAGCTTCTTTGGTGGTCTTGATAGAGTAATAGGAGGGTTTGAAGAGAAAAAAGATAACTTCTTAAGAATATTCAAGTATTATCCTGGTGCAACCTGGTTAACTCACAGACCGCCGACTATTAAGCCTCCTCCTGGCATACAAGCATTGCCTGATAAACATTTAGATAGTGATACGTTGTTCTATAAGCATGGAATACAGATGTATCATTATTCTTATGCATTTCCAAAACAAGTTGCCAACAAAGTCGAGTATTACAAAGCTAAAGTCTCCAGAGAAAATTGTTTGGACAACTATTTTGAAAATGTGTTCATGCCATGGGTAAATGCTAAAAATGATTA